CCTCACAACCTACGAGACTAAGAATGAACAACAGCCAAAGCACGCGCATACTGAGCCTCTCTATCTTCCATACCCTTGTAACCACCGTTAATGACCTTAGTCATCCCTCTGAGATCACCAGCGTCAGCGAATCTGTTTAACTTGTTAGTCTCCCAGAACCAGCAAGCACTCTGAGCAGCACCTTCAAACGTCTGTGTGTACTCTGAGGCTTCTTCTGGAGTCATCTCTAGGCTAGCAGCGAACCAAAAATAGTTATCCTTGCCGGTCAGCTGGATTAATCCTCTGCCCTTGTAGACGCTCCCCTCTTGGCTAGCCTCATCACCGTTACCCATGCGATTCGCATAGACGTAATTGGCGATCTTATCCGGCTGTTTAGCGTAAGCCTTAGCCTGTGAGTCTGTAGCGAAATACTTAGGGAAGACTTTAAGGAGACCTTGAGCAGAGTAGTTCAGGTTCTCCGTTAGCCAGACGAATCCACCTGATTCATGGTGGCATTGGGCTAGGAATGACGCTATACGGTTAGGAGTCGTAATCTCGTATTCTTCTAGGAGTGACTTCCCACCTAGCTCAGTCTGAGAACTGAATAGTGCGTCGTACCATTGATCCGGGTACTTTGAGTTAGGGATAAACTTCTTAAATGCCTTACGATCAATCACGATACATCCTCTCTATCAGTATGTCTCGCCGTAACTCTTTCATCCTTCTGACTTCATGTACAGCAGCCTGAGTCGCTATGTGCATATCCCAGAGCATAAAACCGATAACAGGCATTACGCATGGTTGGAACTGTGTTTCTTAGTCTATTTCTTGTGTTTAACATTCACGCAGGAGAGACTAAAAAAGTCTGCAATGCCCAAAAAGATAAAAAGGGCAAGGAAGTTCAGGTCTGTCGTGAGGTCAAGGTACACAAGAAACTTGATGGCACGAAAGTACCGCCGAAATGAATCCGTATCTCATCCTCGGCGTTGTATTCGCAGTCGGTGTAGCCGGAGCAGGTGGCCTATACAAAGGTCACAGGCTAGGCAAGGCTGAGGTTCAACAGGCTTGGGATAAGGAGAAAGCCGAGCAATATGCTGCTTATGCTAAGGCTCAGGAAGAAGCCCGTAAGAAGGAGCAAGAGCTACAGGCACAGGCTGACCAGTTAAGGAAGGAATCTTATGAACAGATTAAGGATATTAACGCTCGGTCTGACCGGCTTATTAACAGCTTGCGCCAGCGTCCAGAGCGTCCCACCCAAACAGGTTCCGTGTCCAGTACCGCCGAATCTTGCAGTGGAGCGAGTGGAAAGGAACTGGCAAGCAGAGATGCAATCTTTCTTGCAGGGTACAGTGCCGATGCCCAAAGACTCCAAGCAGCCCTCGACACCTGTATCAAGCAGTACGAAGCCCTAAGAAAGTGACTCTGAGGCTTGCGTAGCGATCTCTGAGGCCGTTTTTATCATCTGGTCATAGGTCTGACCACTACCCCTAGCAATTAAGCCTCCTAGAGCCGCTGCGAAGAAGATACGCCAATCATCGTTGACTGGTACTCCCGTAACTTGTTCTGCCACAGGTTGCCACTTAGGATCATCAGGATTCTTGCGAGGTCTGCCCATTACGTTCCCTTAATTGTTTGATAATTTTATTGATGTGGTTTACTGGACTAGGCTTGCCAGATAGGTTCCTGTAGATACTTGGGGATTTCTTATCAAGGCAAGACTTGCATATCCAGCGGTTAGTGCGTTTACCACGTCTATATATCCCACCTTCCTCGTCTCTAGTGGCTTGGCAACTCGTACAAAATTTAGTCATAGTCTGCGCTGGCAGGTAAAGGCTTGGATGTCTACGCGAAATGCCCCTGCAAACTTACAATCAGAGGCTATCCGAGATTCTGTTTGAATCCCACCAACGTACCAGCCGATAACGCATAACAAGATGGCAACGATAGACTTAGCCCACCAGTCAAGCACCATATCAACTGCTTTAGATAGATCATTCATCTTTAACGAATACCCCTTCTTTATTTAGGAAGCCTTTACGATCCTTAATTTGCTCGTAGGCTGACTGGAAGCATTGTTTTAGATCGACATCTTCAATAGCAGCAACCATAGTAAGGCATACAAGAACATCCCCAATGCCATCGATAATTCCGTCACGGTCTCGTTTGGTAATCGCATCTGCTAACTCTCCCATCTCAGAAAAAGCCTTCAATAGCTGCGTCTTAGCGTCAGAGTTCTGAATAATCCCTCGATCAGTACCCCATCTAATTACTTCAAGTTCAGTTATAGTAAAACTGCTCATAGGAAGCTCTCAATCTCAACGATAGGCATATCGAAAGCCTTGTGGATGGCAATCTTAGTCTCAGCCGATACGCCATTATGACCGTTACGAATCTTGCTAATCGTAGGCATGGATACGCCTATCTTTAGGGCTAGTTGACGGTCGTTCTTGATCTTGTGCGTTTCTTTCAAATAGTCCAACAGTTTCATGATTTCTCCTGAGTTAATGCCCGTCTTTCCGGGCTGTCTGCATACTCACATAGAAGGGGAGACAAACGTAAAGGAGCTATGCGTATGCTGCGTAGGTTACTTGCCACCTATCGCTAGGCCGAAGGGTGAGGTACTCGCTACACCAGTTCTATCCTTGACGATTATTAATCGAAAAGCTGGCATCCGCTTTCCCTCATGGTTAATAGCAGTTCGTATTGCAGCTAGCACCATAACAGCAAGTTGTACAATTTACGCATCGACCAGCATCACAGTATGTATGATAGGTACAAGTAGCGTAAACGAGTGGTGCTGTAACGGCTAACCAAAGTGCGAATAGGTATTTCATAACTCCTCCTCAAAATGGCGCATCACTTAGATCATCGTCTTGAAACTCAGCCTTCTTTGCTGGCTTTTTAGTTTCTTTCTCCTTAACCGCTAGAGAGAAAAACTTACCGTTCTTGCCCTCCTTAAGCCAGCCAGAGAGCCAGTAATCCCTGCCATCGATATTGATCGTTCCGCTATAGTCCGGGTGCTTGTCAGACTGTTTGTTAGTGTTGCGACCTAGCATCCCGCGATTAGTATTGTCGTATTCCATGATTATCCTTTAGTAAATTTCTTGATTGCTGATCGTTGCTTGCTATCCAACTGGCTCCAGAGTGCAGTCTTCCAGTCTGCATCTAGTTCCAGAGAATTGATGTACTCCACAGCTTCTGCTACCTGATCCTTGTGAATCATCAGGATAATGTCTGCTGCGTAGCTACGAATCTCATCTTGAGATTGTTCGTCTAACGTATCGAATACGGACTTAGTAATCGGTTTAGCGGACTTAGGTTCTTCTGAGCCTGTGGTAGCGTCTAGTGCGTCATGCTCACAGATAGCCAGAGCCATTACCAGTAGATACCGAGTAATGTAGGTAATCGATGCGCCTAGATTCTGGACTTCATGGCAACCCTTGAGTTGAGCAGAAGCCATAGGGCAGGTGAACTTAGCGCAGCCACCATCCTCAGTATCAATAACGCGCATTGTCGCTAGGTCGCTGGTGAACTCTAACGTATGGCAAAGACCTAGTTCAGCGAATATCGAGTTGACGGTAGGCAGGAAGTCGGTCAATTCAAAGTAGCGATACCCTGCAAACTTGTTATGTCCTGACTTCTTGAGTTCTATATTCTGGAGCTTGACTCTGGCTTTCTGTAGCTTCTCATACACAAGCCATTGTTGCTGTTCTTCTTGCTCCTGTTGACGGTTATCCATTATTTATCCTTTAGCGAATTTTTTATTGAAGATGATATTGTTAGGTTGTGCTTTCTCATTAGCTTGTATCTTTGCAGCCTCCTTTTGCTCTTTGCGAATACGGTCAAAAGTCTTACGAATGTTTGTTTTGCCAGACGAGACATATTTGAATGATGGGTCTAGGATTGATGTCATACGCTATCCAATAACAAAGCCAGTAGAAACATTAGAAAGATGACTTTACCAGAATGACGGTCGATGAAGTCAGCTAGCTTATCGTCTGTCCTGAATAGTTTGTTCATGCTTCTTTTCCCTTAAAGTAGTTTTCTGCTTCCCGGTCTTTGTGTTCCTGATACAGCCTGTCTTGATGCTCGAAATGCCGATCCTCGTCAGTCTCATCGTATTCAGGCAAGTTCTTAGACTTCACAGTACGGTTAATCATGTTGATAATGAACCGTTGCATACTGTCTCTCAATTGGATAGGATTTTGATGATGCTGCGACCAAACCCATAACATCTGTGAGAATTCTTCACCAATATCAGCGGCTGTCATGTGGCAAAGCACATCATCTGGATGACCGTCTAACAGTTCGTAAAGTAGAAACTGCTCTAATTCCTGTGCGTTCATATTTATCCCCTAGTAAGTTACCGCCCCGAAATAATGCCATACCTTAACAGATAGGTGTAAAAACATTTCTATAGATAAATCAAATCCTATAGGAACATTCTATTACCAAACAACAACATTATGAGACAATGAAATACGAGAAAACATTAAAAAGATTGCAAGAAACGCAACCTAAGCTAGAGAAGTACCCTGAACCTAGAAAGACAACTCCTAGAGGGCAACCAGTTGAAAGAAGAACCTTCAAAACTCTCAGTTCCAACGTTAAGCGACAAAACTGGAACGATTAAGAAATACCATCATGGGCTGAGATATTGCGCTGGCTGCAAGAAGTCCAGATCGTCAATGCAGTTCAAGGAACACAATGTTTGTAAGATTTGTCAGCTAAGAAACATTACGGTATAGTTCACCGGGAATGGCTAGGGAGTGCAACCCGAAAAGACGATTCGTTACCGTCCTGCCTAACCCACCCATTTAAGTAACGACAGCCAATAACGTGAGGCTAATATGCACTACTACCAATTCAATATTGGCGATTACGCCAGTCATACCCGTCATTTGTCTCCTATTGAGGATATCGCCTACAGGCGATTACTCGATCTCTACTATCTCCATGAACGTCCGTTGAACTCCGGTTTAACGTCCGTTGCACGTCAGATCAATTTGCGCGACTACGAATCCGAGGTTAAGTCCGTTTTAGAGGAATTCTTTACGTTGACTGAAGATGGTTGGATTAACGTCAGAGCAGATAAGGAAATAGCCCATTACAGAGGGAAAATTGAGCAAGCATCTAGGGCTGGTAGGGCATCTGCTGAACGTCGGTCTAACGCCCGTTCAACGGACGTGCAACCAACCAATAACCATAAACCAATAACCAAGAACCAAGAAAAGACTATTACGCGTCCAGAGGACGTATCAGAGTTAATTTGGAAAGACTGGTTGCGTCATAGAAAAGGCTTAAAGGCTTCCGTTACGGATACGGTTATTAACAAAATTAGAAAAGAAGCTGGAAAGGCTGGTATGCCGTTAGAGAGTGTTTTCGAGCTAATGTGCGCTAGAGGGTGGAGAGGGTTCGAAGCGGATTGGGTTAAGAAGTCTGCTCCTAACGATAACTTTATGGGGAGAAAGGTTCTATGAGAGACCCATTTCTAATCGACGAGCCTACGGTCATAAGTTTCTCAGGTGGCAGAACGTCTGCCTACCTATTGTGGCGGGTTTTACAGTCCAATAACGGGCTTCCTAACGAGGCTATCGTATGTTTTGCCAATACCGGGAAAGAGGAAGAAGCGACTCTAGAGTTTGTTAGAGATTGCTCCGTCAACTGGAATGTACCTATCCATTGGGTTGAGTATCGGGCTAACGATCCGGGTTTTGAGGAGGTTTCGTTTGAAACAGCCAGCAGGAACGGAGAGCCATTCGAGCAGCTAATCCTAAAGAAAAAGTATCTGCCAAACCCAATCACTAGGTTTTGCACTGTCGAAATGAAAATCAAGGCAATTCATAAGTTACTAAAAAGTAAAGGATGGAAGCACAACGAAAATATGGATTGGGTAGGCATTAGGGCTGATGAGCCTAGACGAGTTGCAAAGATCGCTAGGGAGAGATTGCCGTTAGTTACTGCTGGCATAACGGCAAGGGACATAGGAAGGTTCTGGCGTGAGCAGCCTTTTGACTTGGGATTGCGGAACGTCAATGGTAAGACGCTTCACGGTAACTGTGACTTGTGTTTTCTTAAAGGTGCTGGTCAGACATTGAGTCTGATCGCTGAGAAGCCGGAAAGGGCTATCTGGTGGGCGAGGATGGAAACACTAGTTCAGACGAGCGATAAGAGTTTTGGTGACGGAGCTAGGTTTAGGAAAGACCGTCCGAGCTACAAAGAAATGATGAATTATGCCCAGAAGCAAACAGACTTTTTTGGCATGGATGAGGAATCAATAGCCTGTTTTTGTGGAGATTAAGATGATTGGAGACTTGCTAAACAAACTTGAAAAGGTCAAAGGTTCTAAAGGTCGCTGGACTGCTTGTTGTCCTGCTCATGGTGACAAATCACCAAGCCTTGCCATAACGGAAACAGATGACGGTCGAATCCTGCTCAAGTGTTTTGCCGGATGTTCAGCGCATCAAATCGTCGAAGCCGTAGGAATGGACTTGACAGACCTGTTTCCTAACGACAACAATATCAATTACCTTAAGGAACAACATTTCAATAAACCAGTACGCAGACCGTTTTACGCATCAGACCTGCTGAAAATAATCCAATTTGAGGCACTTATTACGTCGATAGCGGCGTTTGACGTAAGTCAGGGTAGGGAAGTATCAGCCGAGGATAGAAAACGGCTTAAAACGGCTGTATCCAGAATCAACGAAGCAGTAAGCTACATTAACTAGGGGAAACAATGACGATTGAACTAGCGCGAGAGGAAGCTGAGGAACTGCTGAAGATTCTAAAGCTGATGTACACAAACCATGCTCTAACGAAAGCCATTGCAGAACGATTAGCCGGAGAGCCGCTGATTGAGTTTCCAAAAGAGCCTGAGCTAGAGCAGCCGGTTGCGGAATGGAAAGACTTATCTACCGCAGAGATCAAGGCGATTTGGAACCTAACGAAAAAGCCTAGCGAGTTCTCGACGATGCTCTTGGCAAAGATTAAGGAAAAGAACTATGTCTGACATGGTGAACAATCCTCCTCACTACAACACAGGCGGCATTGAGGCTATTGACTACATCGAAGCAAAGCGGCTTGATTTTCATCTTGGCAACGCTGTGAAATACATAAGCAGGGCAGAACACAAGGGTACATATACGCAAGACTTGCAGAAAGCTATATGGTACTTAAACCGAGCCATTGAAACTAAGGGAAAGAATGATGAGCATTGAAGCGAGGGCGATAGAGCTAGATGAGGCTAGGAAAGCCCGAATCCTGAAATCCGAGACCATTGACGTTGAAAAGTACCTTCATGCCAACGATGTGACGATCCGGGTAAGGAAGGCTAGGGATTGGCTGGAGTCGGTCAAAGAGTCCTACCTATCGGAAACGGTAGAGCGAAAAGTTGTTATGCCTTGGACTAAGACGCATGATTCCTTTGCCTATCGTGAGGGCGAGGTAACGGTTTACGCTGGTTCTAACGGTGGCGGTAAGTCGCTTATTACTGGTCAAATCGCGCTGCACTTGGTCAAGCAGAATCAGTCGGTCTGCATAGCGTCATTCGAGATGAAGCCAGAGAGGACTTTACAGCGGATGCTTAGACAGTTCTCCGGTGAATCGCTGGATGATCCGCTAACCCATGACAGGGCAGGATTCATCACGAAGATGGTTGACCGGATGGACAAGTTTCTAGGTAGTAATATGTACCTTTACGACCAGCAGGGAACTACGTCGCCTGAGAAGGTGATAGCCATGACTCGGTATTGCGCCACAGAGCTAGGCGTTAAGCACATCATCATCGACAGCCTAATGAAGTGCGTCAAGAACGAGGATGACTTCAACGGGCAGAAGTCTTTTATCGACGAGCTAACGGCACTAGCTAGAGATCA